AGAAATACACCAACGCTGAGCCCATTTAATTAATGAAGTATGATAAAGAAATATTTCGTGAGGTATTAGAACCTCATCATCGTACTTATTGGAAGATTGCTTATACTAAGCTACAGAGGAAAATGCAAAGCCTCAAATCCTCCCTTAAGAAACGATCCGAAGACTCAGAAGTTTTATTTGATATAACTATGGATGAGCTGCGGGAAATGTTTTATACAACATATGGCAAACCTTGTAAATACTGTGATAGAAAGCTAGTTTTAAGAAATATGGTATGTGATCATATAATACCATTAGCTAAAAACGGAGAATCAACAGTAAAAAATTTACAATTAATTTGCAAAAGTTGTAATACCAGGAAAGGCCCTTTAGATGAATCTGATTTTATGGATTTAATGGATTGGGTAGGTAAATTAAAAAATGAAACAAAAGAATATGTGCTAAGGAAATTAGCCAAAGGAGGAAGGTATTAACATGGACTTAACAAGAGAGCAAGCTGAATTAATTATAACAGCACTACATAACTACAGCTCTGATTTGTATTTAAACGATAACATAGTTAAAGTAACAGAAATACAAGACCTATTGAAAGAGATAGAGGAAGAAATGGAAGCAAAAAATCTAGAGTCACAAAAGAAAATGATTAAAGGATTCAGGAAGCAAGATTTTCAAAACGACGAAAAGAAAATTGAAGTCGAAGAAGCCAACGCCCCTAGCGTTGGCGTTGGTTCTGAGACTGGAATAGAACGGGACTACGCACTACAAGGAAAGCCAAATTGCGAGGTTTGTGATGACTAAAAAGCAAATGCTACAAAATAAAGTTTCCCATTTAGAAAAAGCACTACTTGAAGCAGACATGGTATTTTCATCAATGGAAGCCAAGCTTGCAGATATGCAGAGTAAGTTCAACAAATTCAAAATAACGGACGATAAGAGGCATTTAGAGCAGAATAATGAGCTAATAATGCAGCTTATCCAG